AGCTGTCTGTGAAGCTGTAAGTTCTTTTAAACTAAAATTATTGCTTAATTTCATTTAACTTTTCCTTTGCTTTTAATTTTAACTTTTTGAGTTCTCTTAATTGAAACCAACTTGTACTTGATCTATCATTATTTCTAACTTCTTCAAATTCATTTACTTGTTTTTTAAGTTCTTTATGTTTTGCTTTCGCTATCATATCAACTCCTTGTTAATTTTAAGATTTTCTCTATTTGTGCCTTTAGTATTGGTTTTCTATTTGGCCAATGTATATAAGGCTCGTCACTTTTAGATAGATTATATAAAAATGGTAATATAACCTTTTCTAAATCTTTAAATCTTTTTTCAGTTTCTTCGTCTGTAGATGTTTTAGTTACAGTTTCTTTATCGGCCACAATTTGCATTATCTCATTCATCATTGACTTTATATCACCAACGTCTTCTTTTACTTTTGATAATTCTAAATTGTTATTCTCTATAATTTTAGGATCTACTGTAGGCTCTTTTGTGGGTGTTGATGTAACTGGTGTAATACCCCAATCATCATCAAGGTCAAACCCTCGCATATAATCTGGTATGTCGTCTGCCATTATTTTTTACCTCGTAATCTTTTCTTATGTTTTGCTATTACGTTTTCTGTTTGAGATTGTTTGATAGATTTTTTACCATATCTTTTTGCTAGATCACTTTGTGGATGAGCTTCTGCTATTCTACTTAAATTCTCTTTCCATCCACTATCTGTTCTACCTGTTCTCTCACCTGTACTGGATACAATATTTATTCCTTTGATTACCTGTGTAATATGGGTATTCTTGTTTAAATATTCTTCCATTTCAGAAATAGACATCATATCATCATATTCCTTCTTGGTTTTCTTATTATAAAAAGTATAAACAGGCACTAGTTTGATATGGGTTTTAATGGGTCTTGTTCAAAGTATTTTTTGATAACTTCTAATTGGTCATCATACTCCGCTATTACTTTTAATTCTTTTTCAATTGCTTCCAATACATCCGGGTGCTCACCAATACCTGAAGCATTTTTCAGATATATTTCTACATTCATTCTATGTTTTTCAATATGACCTTTAGCGTGGCTTTTTACAGCCTCAATCACATTTTTTCTATTATATTCAGCCATTATTTTTCTCCTGTAATTCAGATTCTTCTAATCCTTTTCTTAATATTTCTTCTTCTTCATATGTATATTGTCTTATCATTGGTTTTGCCTTTATTGCTTTGTTAATACTATTTCTCAAATCATCACTAAATGATTCTAAATGTCTATCTGCTTTATTTTGTTTTGATTGTTTATAACTAATATTTAACAGTTCTTGTTCTTTGATTGTTTTTTCTAAAAAGTCCATTAAACTATTCCACTCCATCCATCTTCTGGTTCTTGTTTACGTTTATAACTTCCTTTACCCTTTTTAGGTTTAACCACTCTAGGTTTGTATTTGGAAGTTCTTACTTCTTTTGCCATTGGATTAGATTTCTTTTTGACTTTCATTTTCTAATCCTTTTACATACCAATCTGGCATTTTTGCTGGACTTTTCCAAGTAGCAAATCTTCTTTTTTCTAATATGTAATATTTACGATAACTAGCAACACTGTCACCTGGCACCTTACAATGTTCAGGCATAGCAGGTTTAGGATCAGTAGCCATCTTATTGTATTTAGCATTCTTTGGTGGATGCTTTAAAATGTCACCAAGTTTATCTATAGTAACATGATTTTTTGTATGATTATATCTTTTCTTATATTCATCATTTAAAGCCATCATATGTTTGTACAACCACATATAATTATAAGCAGATTCAAATAACCATATTGTACTAGGGTGTTTTACCCAGCCTGCCTTATATAAAATAGGTTCTAAATTAGAATTTGGATGTTTCCATCTTTTAATTTTTCTACCATTGGCTGTCTTATCATAATATTCAGTACCGTCTAATACTCTATGACAAGTACATAGTAATTGAGCAGATTCTAAAATCATTTTGACCACGTGTTTGTCAATCATCTGTTGAGCAGCTTTTACAGGATCTTTATCTACATAAAAAACATTCATTAGTGTATCACCTTTCTAAAGTAATCCATACAATTATATTTCTCACATAACTTTCTAAAAACTCCAAACCAATGGTTCTTTGCCCAATCGGTTTTTGCCATCTTACAAGTATTTTCAGCATTTGTCAACCGTCTGATTTGATCAGTTGTTAGGTTTGGTAAACTCATTCTTTTTACATCTTCAAGTGTCATCATAATATAACCTCCGTATTCTTATAATATATCATATCTGGCCTAAAAGTCAAGCCTAAACGTTTCTATCCTGCCTGTCGTTTATACTCATTATTTCGTTCAATTTTACCTTAATTTCGTCTGGATTGTCACCTAAACCTCTGGTAATGTCTTTAAAACCCTTTAATTTCTTGTTTCTTTTCTCTAATTGTTCAATCTTTTTCTTTAAATCTACATTATGATTCTCTTTTATTAGTGTCTTTTTCATTCGCCATTGTCTTAAAGATATGTTGGCCGCTATCAATAATAACACAGCTAAAGGGTCAAATACAAATATCAATATTAATATTACAATTCTAACTGACTTATCAAAATTATCTTCAGCGTTCTCACCATATATCAATTCCGCTACATACTTAATAGGTCCTACTTCGGCCTCTATTTTGTCTTGTTCTAAATTTAATGACGCCTTTTGATTTGTAAGTTCAGCAATCTTATCACTAGCATTGTTGATTGATGTATTTAATTCGTTTCTTTCTACTTCTTGTTTCTTACGTTCTTTTAAACCTCTAGTTACAAATTCTTTTTCAATGTAAACTTCTAACGCCTTGTCTAATTGATCTAATGTCTTTTGTGATCTGTCTATAATCAATTGTTGTTGATTGATTTGATTGTCTAATAATTCTATTTTGATATTGTTACTTGATGTAGGTTTAACTTGGTCAAGGTGTGCCTTTGATAGAAACCCAAAGATACCCATTGATGTAATGAATATTAAAACTATAATGGCGCCAAAGAGATATGCTTTTAATAAGCGTGGTACATCACTATTCCAATTATTATATAACCAACTAGCCGCTACTAACTTACCAACTTCTAGTGCTGAACCCATAGCTATAATAGGTATCACAGCGCCAGCAAATAGTGTTGCTAGACCAATGATTGAATACCCAGCCGCTATAACAGATATAGAAATGGCCGATAGAAATGTAAGTATTGTTAAAAACATTATTGTATGTTATACTCTTTTCTAATCTTCTTTATTATACTTTTGATTTTAGGAAAATAATTTTTATCTGAAGCGTAACTGCCAAGTGTTTCAACTAATATCATAGGGTCGTCAATTCCATCATCTCTTAACTTCCTATAATCTACAAAGTTCGTACCATTATTTAGTATTTTAATATAGTGTTCTATACTATAACATTCGTGTTCATAAACTCTAACACCCCATTTCTTTGGAGTATTTGATGGTAACATATGTGGGTCTTGTAAATCATATGTTCTTATACCAAATAAGTTTTTACCAACTTTGGCGAACCGACTATCACCCCAACCAGATTCTAATGCTGCCTGAGCAAGTAATAGTTCTATATTTACTTTTTCAAAATCTTTATTTTTATGATACACATAATCAACACATTGTAAAACGTTATCTAAAAATTGTTGATTGTTGGTGTGTTCAAAGTCAGGTTTTTTAGGAACACTTGCCTCTGCTTGTGATATAACTTGATTTTTATATTCAAAAAACGTAAGTGTAAAAAAGATAGCAGTGGTTACCACCATCAATGTTCTAATTACAGTTTTAAATGTTTTCATTTAACCCTTGCTATGTATTCGTATGCTTGAATAGGACTCTCGTCTTTATCATCATAGACATAATCTAACTTCTTTTGAAAGAAATCTAATTTGTCTGTAAATTGCCTAATGTTATCAAATATTTTTTGTGCTTGTTTTTCTGTATAGTTATTATGAATATCTTTTACCCAATTACCCTCATAATATACTTTACTTACACCTGATAAATTACTTGGTTTAGCAAGTTCTCTTACTTGTATTACTGCTTCACCAATTCTAGCCTTTAAATAAGGGTCTAGTTCTTTTACTTGTCTTCTCGCCATCATTTCTCTCCATATTATAAATCAAGGCCAATTTTATTTAACTTTGGTCTAAAACTATAGAAAACCTTATTATGATTTCCTGTATCACCTATATTAGCCATTTGATATAGATGGACCATTTCGTGTCCTAACGTTTCCACAAAATCTCTCTTATCTCGGTATTCTGGTAACATTTCTAACCAGTATTGTTTTGTACCTTTTCTTTTCCACTCCCAACATACCACTTGTCCCCAAGTATGAGTACATGATTTTTTATCTCTATAAATTTTTTTTATTAGAATTTCGTTAAATGGAGATAATAGATCATTAAAAACTGATTTATTAATAATAGTAAAATACTTTTTAATATCTTTATAGGTAGTTTTATACCTTTTACGAATAGACAAATCTCTTTTGAGAATTTTCTTAACTTTCATACTATTATTTTTCGTTACCTTTGCCATTACACTCTTTATCCTCTATTTGACTACCTTTTAATAATGAACATTTATATTCACTATCTGCTTTTAATCTCATTTCAGCTAATATGCCATCAAGTATGGCAGGTAAATAAGCTTGTATAATCTGTATTGACTCTAAAGCAAATTGATGTCCTAGTTTTGACATTTCGTACTCTAATAACTTTTGAGTATCTACATCAATACCATTAACTTTAGATTGTATAATATGACCAATAACAGCTTTATTATAATCATTAGCCATCGCCGAGTTCATAAAACTCGTTAGACTAAACCATAATGTTGCCATTATAATTGTTAATGTAATCAAGTATTTTTTCATAGTATATTCTCCTTATATTTATTGGTATAGAATACACTACTTTAGACTAAAAGTCAAGCGCTATTTTTTGTTGGGAGGTAAGGGTTTTGGCATGGCCGGAAGAGCTCCGACCATGTGATTCGTTAGAATTATTTGGTATTTTTCATAAAGTCATCATTCCAATTAAAAGTTTCCTTTATTAATTGTTCAGTTAGACCTTTATAAACTTTGTTTAGTTTTTTGTCTTTTACATTTATTAAAACTTCAGCTTCCGTTTTATGTAAGCCTTCTAACATCTGTATAAACAAGGTTTCTTTTCTTGTTTTACTAATTGTGTTGTCACCACCCTCTAAAAACAAATACAATTTTCTTGTTTCATTTCTTAATAAAGTGTGTTCAGTTCCTTCAGGTGCCTCATTAGCTATGTAAGGCGGTGTTCCTTCTGGAAGTATCCACTTAATTTTAGGGTCAAAGGCAGCCTTTAAAAGTTGTCTAATGTAAGGTGTATCGTACCTTTTTAAGACCTCTATCTTTTTAGGTTTGTCTTTGGCGTTATTAATTTTAGTAAAAATTTCATGTACAGTTTCGCCTCTAGCACCTGAAGTGTTTGACATAGCTGACATAGCTTTTCTACTAATTAGATTTGGATTTTGTTGTTGTTCGGCCATTATTTACTCCATATATATGTTATCAGAAATCACTAATATTCTCAATCATTGACTTCAATTTATTTTCTATAAAGTAAGTTAACAGTAGCGACCTGTCTGGTACTTTATAGCTTCTAAATGTATTTATAATGTTATTTTCTATCGTTAACGGTATTTGAGATAGATCAATTAACTTCTTATTTCTATTAAAGTTCTTTTTGGTTTCTGACCCTAATGGTATATTTTCTACATTTGACCACTCTTCCAGTCTTTGTTTTGTAATAGGTTTTTGTCTTTCACCTGTTACAAACACATCATCTGGACTTAATATATTTGGTACACCATCTGATCTATCACCTTTAATAATTTGTTCTCTTAAAAACTTAATTGGGTCTTCTTGTTCACCAATATAGGCCTTTAAAAACGGTGACCATTGGTACACATCACCATAATGTTGTAATTGTATAAAATCTTTATCGCCTGAAATAATTAAATATTTGTCTTCTTCTCTTAACTTACAAAGTATTGCTATAATATCATCTGCTTCAGCGTTCTCAACATACATTACCACATAAGGAAAACTTTTAGCAATCTCATTTTTAATTTCTGTAATTATTTTAAATATATTATCCCAATCAAATGGTCCATCTAATCTACTTTGTTTTCTACTATACTTGTAATTAGGAAAGAAATCTCTACGCCAAGGATTGCCGGCGTCTGAACATAATACCATTGTACCATATTCTTCTTTAAATTTAACATTGAAACCTCTTAAAGAATTTAAGACCATATGTCTAATCATTTCTTTATTTGGTTTTACATCACCCTTACCTCTTACCTGAGCCATAAGGTTTGATATTAAAACTTGGTTTAGATCAACTAATATCATTTAAATATTTCTTTTTGTACCAACTATAAAATTGTTTATCACCAAAGTATTCTACAACATGACTTGCTGGTACTTGGTCACTTCTAATACAATCAGCAACCTCTTGGTATTCTGTTCTATCAATCTTTAATTGTTTTTGTGGTTTCATTTTAGCTAAAGTCATAAGGTGTCTTTTTCTTTTTATCGGCTTCAATTTGTTCAATGTTTTTTCTATGTCTTTCATACAGCAAATAAGCAATTGTAAAACCCACAACTGTTAATATTGTTCCTATAAAAAATAAACCTAATCCGTGAGCAAATGTCATTGTATTACTGGTGGCGATTTCTCGCCACCAATATGTATATTTAAATTAAGCGTCAATAGAAGCTACTGTTGCTTTTGTAGGAGCAACAATGCTAGCATTGTCGTATTTAAAAGGTGTACCATATAAAGCTTTGATACCTGCTGAGATAATTGCTCTCGTTGGTGTACCAATTCTGTACACGTGGTTACCTTTTACTTTTGAACCGTAGATCATATAACCTTCAGCTCTTAAAGTATCAACCATAGCTCTTGGTGATTTAAGACCAAACTTTGTGTTTAAAGTCTTCCATGCGATTGATTGACCTCTTAATAAAGCATTAAGAATTTGTTGTTTTTTTGACAATTTCTTTCTGCCTCTATTTTCTGTTTTTTTATTTAAACCAAACATAATTTTCTCCTTTTATCAATTGGTTAGTTAATACTATTTTACAACCTGTTAAGGCGATTCTCGTAAGAATTTTGTTAATCATCTAAATTTTCTCCATCAAACATACCATTTAGATCATCTAATTCGTCTTTAAATTCGTTGCTTAAAGGTTTATGACTTTTAACCTTTACTTCTAAAACTTTTGTGTAATCAATCTTAGCAGACTTCTCGCCTTTTTTATTGATGTTTATTGTAACAAGTTTATCTGATAATTCCTGTGTAGGGTGTTTCATATTAAAATCTCTATAGATTAAACCTCTAATCATATCAACTAGTATGGCTAAATCTTTAGTAAAGTTATAACCATCTGTTTTGATTGAAAGATCATATAGTTGTCTTAATAAATTCATACTAATATCATCAACAGCCGTTTCTACAAATTGCTTTGTTTGTTGATCTCGTAACTTTTTGGCCGCCTTTTCATCTTTTGGAGGACCAGATGTTGACTTTTCAACAATACGGTTTGTTGGAAATTGTATGATATTATCATCAGCCACTATATAATTTCACCCTTAAAGTTTACTTTTCCCATGTCAGCAAAATACTCTACTAGTTGATTATAACCACCGACTAATTGACCATCAATCTTTATTTGTGGCATAGTTCTTACTTGTTTACCAATGTCTTCTAACATGGCTTGAGGAGAGTCAAACTCTTCCATCTTTTTTTCTGTATATTCATAACCAAGTGTCTTAACTAAATGTTTAGCCTTGTTACAAAATGTACAGTTTTGTTTACTGTATATTATTATTTCCATCATCTTTACCTATTAAGTTTTCGTAAGCAATTTGTGCTTTTTCTTTTACATTATAAGCGTCAACAGCTTCAGAGATTGTGAAATTATACATCTTGTTAAATTCACCCATTGGTAATCTTAAACCAATCCAAGCTCTGTAGTATTTTTGTTTTGTGATTGTTACATCTTTAGCAAAGATTTCATAACCTCTAACTGGTGTATCTTTAATTAAATTTACAATTGTAGATTCAACTTCCGATACCGTTGTCTTGTTTTGATTCTTTCCTAATTCAGTAATGAATTGTTTACTAGACTTATTCATTTCGCCTTTGATAATGTCAGCAAGTTCAGCTTTCGCAATCATCATACCTTTTTCTATTGCTAGATTAAGGTCTGGTGATACTGCTGTACCAACACCAAAGATACACATTTTATCTTTGTCTTTACCAAACGTTGGTGTATCACACGCTTTCTTTTCAGAAAAGTCAGCCATATACCATTTTGGTACTGTATTTAAAACTTTTCCTTTCTCATTTTTCATCTTATAAGTTGCTGAACAGTTAGCCACTAAAAGGCCTGCTACTACAACTGATACTAGTTTTATCACTTTATTCATAATTAATTAACCTCACTTTTTATAGTATATACTATTTCTTGTAATTTGTCAAGTCCGAAAGAAATATGTTCTAAAAACTCACTTCCAGACATTCCAGTTACAATAACTAGTATTAGTGAGAGTATGATTATATTCTTAATCATTGTACCTCCCATTCACCATTTATTTTTAAACACGTCTTTCCTGGTGTTTTAAAGGCGTGTCCTGACCGACTATAATATCGGCAATATTCTGGAGCTGAAACGTCCCTATAGTAAAATTGAGCAAATAACTCCCAATAACCTGGTGTGTCAATACCCTTTTTACCATCAGCACACTCCAAAATTTCTTCTTTCATAATATCATCACCTTTTTGTTTGATGATAACTTTAACAAAACAATATTGACCGTCTGTTTCATCTGGTTGTATTGTTTTTACTTTTGAATATAAGATTTCTTCACCAGCCATTACGTAATTTATAGCAACAGATGTTAAAAATAATAATGTAATAATTAATAATACTTTTCTCATTAACCCTCAATCCATCTTCCGTCTGGTAACTGACACGCTGTACCAAACACTGCTTTTCTATTTGGACTTCCAATTCCAACTAACGGCCATTGTTGTGTAATATCAACTGTAGCGTCATAATCTTTACATTTTAAAGGACCTTTCATATAAGAGCTACTTGTTTTAATAATACCACTATTACCTGATTTCTGATTATACCAATTTGTATATGATTGTTTTGACGGACCTGTATTTAAATGATCTACAAATACGGCGTTGTGTACATCATAATCTGATTTATACATAATATCAGCACCCTTAAA